CGACCATCGAAGTAGTCAAGCTGATAACTGTCAGACTGATAACGTCAACCAAGTCCGAATTGCCCAGTCCTGGTAGCTTCAGACTATCCTGGCAACGATATTGATAGATTTATCGGTGGCCGAAACCCCTATTGGAAAAGTAGCAACACCAGCGAGCGTGTTGTTAGACTGCCCCCAGACTATTTCCCCAAAGCATTATCCCATATATATACTGATAGCATATTTATAAGGAATTATAGGAATACATATATATATATAGATATAGTTAAAATATATCGTCATACAAACATATATAACAACAATCAATTAGACTAATAACATAATCTTTACTACTATACTCATGTAGTAACTCATCAATTCCGACAAGGAGATTAGACATGAAAGATTCAACCCTAATGATTCTCGGCGGTACATTCCTTAGCTTCATTACTATCCTGCTAGTACTGATTAACGCTCCGCTAGCCTTTTGCGGCCTGTTCTGTTTCGGCGGTACTAGCCTAGTATTCGCTGGTCTGTATGAACTAATGGTTAATTTCAACTAATTGGGGATTAGACATGAACAACATGACAGTATTCAAAAGCGTCTACGGCAGCATGAATCGTCAAGCTGACGGCAGACTATCAGGCCATGAAATGAGAATCTACGGTTTACGCAAAGACGGCAAGTACACCGTCACTCACTTCTTCGGTAGCGGCAAGCGGATCAACAAAATCTACACCGTAGAGCAGCTTACCGCCGAAATTGAGAAGTTCCCTGTCAACGCATAATTCCTTATCAGGAGATTAGATATGAACATTCACCATCATTCAAAAGTCAATCCGTTGGTCAATCCTGTTGCTGCTGGCGATCACATAATCGCTGAGTCTGGCGAGAAATATATCGTGATGCAGACCATGTCAGGACATTACTGGCTCCGACACATCAGAGATCAATTCGATCTGACACATCCAGTAGACGGACAAATTAGCATCTGCCGCCAAATTCACGATTTAGTCAACATCTAAGGAGAACAGACATGAATGACAAGACCTATAACGGATGGACTAATTACGCCACATGGAGGGTCAATCTTGAGATGTTCGATGGCTCGGAAGGCACTTGGTGCGCTGATTCAGCGCGTGATTTTGTAGAGGAAATCATCATTGATTCAACTCCTGACGGCATTGCGAGAGATTACGCTCTGGCTTTCATTTCCGATGTTAATTGGCACGAAATCGCCGCCCATTACGAAGCAGAACAAGAAGAAGATGAAGAGGAGGCATGATGCAAACAGTCCTTGAGTTTCTCGGCGGTATCTTTGCATTCTTTGTAATGTGGGTGTTTCTGTACGTTTTACTATCCTTTTAATGGAGATTAGACAATGAAAAAACCTATTTTTAACCATAGAGAAATTGTCGGCTATGCAAGTAATCCGAAACAAGCTGAAAAAGTTATCAGAAGCAAATTACAGTCTATTCCCGATACTTTCCAAGTAATCATTAAGGAAAGAAGCGAATTGATGTGCGAAATGCTGAATTCACCCGAAGGATTTATTTACAGCATCAAAATGAAATAAAGCCTTTTAAGCCTTTTTCCTGATTAGGGGTTGTCTACATACCGGCAACCCCTAAAAACCGCTTGTAAGCCTTTTCAATCAATTCTAGGGGTATCTAATGACTAAGTACCATGTACTGTTTGACGGTGAGAATGTTTGGACTATCGACGGTGAACCGCATACTTTCAATTCGGAAACAGAAGCAATAGCAGAACTGGAAGAGCATTTCTCCGATATGGACAATGCCGGAATGGACTATGAACCAAGCGATTATCGAATAGAAGCGATTTAAGCCGTTTTAGGGGTTAGCTGGTATCTTTGCTGGTCTAACCCTATTTTTTCGCCTTGTGGCGCGTTTTAACGCGTTTTAGAGGTATCCCTGAGATGGAGGAAGTATGTCACCCGTAAAGAAGTTTGCCCTAGTAGAAAAAATTTCCCCGCGCGCGCCTGACCAGCGCGTTGCAGACAAACCAACATCAATCCTTGACCAGCGATTCAAGTACCGAAGTTCTGCCGAAACCGATCTCCGAGCCAGGTTCAAAGCCCTGGGATTCAAAACCCCAAAACCCAAGAAACCCAAGTTCGGAGAGTAACCTGCTTAAATTTTAAGCACCCTAATATATGTTTTTATATGGGAGAAAAAATATAAAGATAGACGATAGTAATACGAATGTATTACTAAGGAACTAATAATATAGTGGTACTAATACAGTACCAAACTATATCTATATAACCAAGAATCGTGCCAGCTAAGTTATTAACAGGTTATCCTCAGACTTATCCACAGGCTATGACATAGAAGTTCTTGATAGAAAATTCTCATTGTAAATTTATTGAGGGTGTTGTAAGTTTCGGTTGTGCAATTTCGCACAGACTGTAAAGTTAATTTACAGGGATTAGAAAGTTAAAAAGGGGATTAGAATGACGTATCTGAAAGACATCAAATTGTGCGTAGAGTGCAAGTTCTACGGCAACCATGTAGGCCAGCGTGACCGTTGTGTTCACCCTGCGCTAACCACCACTAGCCTAGTCACAGGCGCAGAAGATTACCCCTACTGCTTTGCTCAACGACAGTCGCCACTTGCCGACCATTGTGGCGCTAGAGGCGCGTATTGGGTGCTGCATGAGGAGTCTGCTGCTGAGAGGGAAAAGAAGCGGCAGGAGTTCGAGGAAGCTATGCGCGACAGTCCATTCTGAGGGGATGCCATGAACAGAGATGACATTATCAGGATGGCGCGGGAGGCGGAGGCGTGGAGCTTGGTAGACCATGACGGAATCACCGCGCTTGAACGTTTTGCAGCCCTAGTCGCAGCAGCGGAGCGCGAAAGGATTCGTTGGGACAGTATCCATTCTTGCCATCCAGAATGCGACAAGCCTGTATGCGTAGCTATGCGTAAAGCTGTGGCAGACGAACGTGAAGCCTGTGCCAAGTTGCTAGATGACCTGGCAGCTAAAGACAAGCTGACCAATTATTACAAAGTAGCTGCACTACTGATCCGCGAAAGGGGTGCGCCATGACTGACGACATCGGAGATCGGTTCGCGCACCGTCTAGCAATCATGTTGGAGTGTATGTGCTTAAACGCAGACAAGAACTATAACGAGGCTTGTGCGCTGCTGGACGAGTACCACAAAGCATTACGAGAGCGTGATGATGCGCTGGGTATTCCTTACGTTAGCGGCTTTGGAAAGGATTGATGCGCCATGAAGAAGCTAATTTTCTGGCTTTTGCTAGCAAACCCGATTTTTTCCTACGCCGACGAATGGATGGAAACCGTCAACGAAGCTGGCGGCAAGATTCTGTTTCTGTCCACACTCTGCACAGGTAGCACCACAGGCCGGATGGTGATTGCCACTATGCGGGATGGCGGCACAGTCCACGGTTGCTGGTGGTTTTTTGCTGACATGGTTCACGTTGTCTGGGAGGGCAAAAGCGGCAGAACCTCTGCCTACGATCCCAAAACCCTTACCTATAGGAAAACACCATGAACCAAGAAATAGCACAACTAGGCTGGCCTCTCACCTGTGAAATAGCCTGTCGTGCCATGTTGCTAAACATATCATTTGATCAGGCCGTACAGATAGCCATCCGTCAATACTTAGAAGTTACTAAAGGGGAAAACAATGACAAGTCCTAATCAAGCTGATTTTGCGCCTGAAGTCCGAGCCGGTGCATGGTGGTCTGGAGATAGCCGCAAGGCCGCTAACGGACGCGCTAGTGACGTAATCCTGGAGAAGCTAGGCAAGAAGGAGATACCCGATCTCAGCGGCATAGAAGCCGTTCAGATGGGTAAAGTGATGGAACCCACCATTGCCCGACTGTTCCAGGAAAAGCACCGTATCGAACTCAAGGACGCTGACTATGCAATGTCACATAAAGATGAGCCGTGGCTACGCTCTCACTTTGATTACATCAGTGCAGATGGACGAACGCTCGTTGAATGCAAGAATTACAACGCTGGCGTTATGTCTAAGTTCGACGAAGACGCAAACCTGGTTCCTGCTGCTGATCTGGCGCAACTCATCCACGAAGCTGCCGTACATAACGTGGAGTCGATATACCTTGCAGTCCTGTTTGGTGGGCAAGCCTTCCGCACCTATCACTTCACGATCACAGAAGGGATGAAGGAAGACCTGATCAAACAGATGGCAAAGTATTGGGGCTATGTCGCAACCCAAACCATGCCAGAGCCTGACAGTCTGGAGTCGTGCAAGATCATTTACCCCAATGACAACGCTGAATCTATCACTGCTACGCAAACGGTAGAACGCGCTATCGCTGTGCTGAACGAGTACAAGCAGAAGATCAAGCACCTAGAGAATGAGTCCGAGTCTATCGAACTAGCTATCCGTTCGTTCATGGGTATGAATGCCAACCTAATCACCTTAGACGGCAAGACGCTAGCAACTTGGAAGAGTGCCAAGTCCAGCATGAAGTTTGATGCAAAGCTATTCCAACTAGCTATGCCAGAAATTTACGAGAAGTTTGTAGTTGAAACCCCAGGCAGTCGCAGGTTCTTGCTGAAGTGAGGGGACTATGCAAATTATAAATACCAAGGATGACGTTCACTTACAACAATACATTGAAGGAACTGAAAAGCGTGATTTGATTCGATGTGAATGTTGCAACCAAATCAACAGACCTATCATTGGTGGAAAGCATAGATGCCAAACTATTCTAGTAAAAAAGAATAAGTTGGTTCGCTTCAAATCTGATGGTGCTATTGGTTGGGTTAACTATTATGGTCAGTGTTCTAATCAGGGTACTAAAGAAATAGATGGCAAGTCGTATTGCCTTATTCACGCTGAAAAAATATTGCTTGAAAAATTAGGGGAGAAAAGATGAGTAACTTAGTTCCAGTCCAAGACATAGAACGCATGGCATTAGCAGTCGCTAAGTCAGGTCTATTCGGAGTCAAGACCGCAGACGAAGCTATGGCATTGATGCTGATAGCCCAAGCAGAAGGCCAACACCCTGCTATTGCAGCGCGTGACTATCACATTATCCAAGGCCGACCAGCATTAAAAGCAGACGCAATGCTGGCACGTTTCCAAGCTGCTGGTGGCAAAGTCGAATGGAAGGACTACACAGATGAAAGAGTCGTTGGCATTTTCAGTCATCCTGCTGGTGGTAGCATCACTGTTACTTGGACGCTTGATCAAGCAAAGCATATTGGTCTGGTCAAGCCTAGTAGCGGATGGCATAAGTATCCAAGGGCGATGCTTAGAAGCAGATGTATTTCGGAAGGCATACGCGCAGTTTATCCAGGCTGTGTCGTTGGAACCTACTCAGTCGAGGAAGTCCAAGACTTTGACGATAAACCAGCGAAGGTTAGTTCTCCTGAAGTCAAAGATATGGGAGCCGCAGAAGTCGTTGAGGCCGTTCAGTCAAGTAAGAAGGTAGGTGAGGATTTTTTGCCGCTGTTGGTTCCAGGTCAAGAGGAACCATTCGATATGGTGGAGAACCTAGAAGATTGGCAGACTTCATTCCACTCAATGATTTCGCGGGTAAAGGCAAGTCCTAAGTACAGCGAGAAAGAGAAGCTGGACAAGCTAAAGGCATTCAAATTGGCGAACCAATCCATCATTGAGCAATTAAGCAATGAGGCTAGGTTGCGTGTATTAGCAGCAGTTACTAACGTGGAGGAAGTATGAAGAGTCATCAAGGGGAACCAGGCAAGGGCGTTCTATTCCAGAACGATAAGAAAGCACCAGGCAGCGCACAACCTGATTACAAGGGCGTAATCACGCTACTGGAGGATGCTAAAGCCGGAGATGAAATCAAGATTGCTGCATGGAAGAAAGCCACCAGAGTCGGTGAACTTATCTCTCTAGCACAGGATACTTGGAAGCCTGATCCGAACTACCGTCCTGCTCCTCGACCAGCACCTGAACCGGCATTAAAGAAGCCGAAAGAGTATGACCCGTTCAAGGATGACGAAGTACCGTTCTGATGGCTGCTAGTCGCTCACCTACACAGCGATCACTAGAGTATCTCCGCGATCTTGGCTATCACTGCGAGATCGTGGAGAAGTGGAACAGCTTCACCAAGCAGAGGAAAGACTTGTGGGGCTGGTGCGACATTCTAGCGATCAGGGAGAACGAAGTCCTGGCGGTACAGGTGACGGCTTCTGCTGTCGCTAATCGTATTCAGAAGATTCAAGAATCAACCACGGTTGCGCTAGTCCGTAAGGCCGGTATACGAATAGAAGTACACGGCTGGCGCAAGAATGTTAAAGGCAGATACGTTATTAGAGTAGAGGACATATCATGAAAAAACCACACAAACACGCAGACCTGATCAAAGCATGGGCTGATGGAGCAGAGATTCAAGTAAGCATGTATCACGGCGAATGGCAAACTGTTATTAGCCCATCTTTTGATTTAGAACGTGCTTCTTACAGGATTAAGCCAGATACAAAAGACGACATTGTGAAATATGTAAATGTTCATGTAAATGCAGATACTTATTTAGTGTCAGATAAGAAAATGCGTAACACAGACTTAAAACTTACTTTTGATGGAGAAACAAGAAACTTAAAATCTGCGGAGATTCTATGAACGCAGCAAGAATGAGCAAGTCAGAACGGCTACAGCGTGTTTACAAACTGCTGTCTGGCGGCGGGGAGTACACCACCCTGGACATTATCCAACGTGCTGGAGTCTGTGCAGTCAACAGCATCATTTCCGAACTGCGGCAGAACGGTTATCAAATCAACTGCCAACGCCGCGCTGACAAGTGGTTTTATAGGATGACAACATGAATAAAGTATTTATCGCCACCCCTATGTATGGTGGTCAGTGTTTCGGGTTCTACACGCAGTCGCTACTGCAACTGAACAACCTGCTGCGGGATAACAATGTTCAATCCATGATGTCTTTCATGTTCAATGAAAGCCTGATCACCAGGGGGCGCAACGCATTAGTACACCAGTTCCTAAAGACTGACTGCACTCACCTGTTCTTTATCGACGCTGACATTCGTTTTAACGCAGGGGATGTTCTTCCTATGTTGAAGGCAGACAAGGACATTATCTGTGGCATCTACCCTAAGAAGGAAATCAACTGGCATGGGGTTAAGAACGCCCTAGACGCTGGCGTAGAGGTGGATAGCCTTAAACATCACACAGGTAGCTTTGTGGTCAACCTGGTGGGCTACTCAGGGTCTGTCACTGTGCCGGTCAATGAGCCTGTAGAGATTTGGAATGGCGGCACAGGCTTCATGATCATTAAGCGGGAGGTGTTCGAGAAGCTGGCTGACAGCGTACCGTCCTACACCAATGACGTTACTGATCTGGCTGGCAACCTGAAAGCAGATGAGATTAAGGAATACTTTGCCACCAGTATCGAACCAGGAACGAACCGTCTGCTGTCAGAGGATTACCACTTCTGCCGACTGTGGCGAGAGTTTGGTGGTCAAATCTTTGCAGCACCGTGGGCGCATCTGTCGCACATCGGTAGTTATGTCTTTGAAGGCGCACTAACGCCAGCACCATAAGGAGAACAACATGACAAGAAAAGAATTTCTGAAAGAGAATGATCTACTGGATATTATCAAGGATGAATTTAATCTAAGAAACGATAAGGCATTAGCTGGTTTCTTGGATATTCAACCGTCCATGATTAGCAAGATCAGGAATGGAAAGATGGGAGTAACGCCGAATATGTTGCTGATCATTCATGACGCAACAGACTGGAGCATCCAAAAGATTAGGGGCTACCTACCTGGTAGCAGCATACAGGAATGACGCTCTACTTAATCGCAGGAATCCTGATGGGGATGGGGTTTGCCATCCTTATCGGGCTGATTTCCTTTTTGCTGTTTTTGCACTTCGCTTGAAAGCGGCTGTGGTGGGAGCGCCTTTGCTCCCTACCTTCCGCATCCGTTCTCCGCTACCTGCCTTGATCCTAGCGCGTTTAGCATGGATGTTTGCGTAGAGTCCTGGTTTCATCTGCACCCCCAACGCCGTCTAGCGGCTTTGCCACGTTCACCCTTCCAGGACTTAGACCGCGCACAGAACGACTTGTGACGAGGACTAGAAGTGTCTTTGGTTGGGGCTTTAAGATTGCTGCCGGTAGCACGGTTGTACTTCTTGCGGCCTTTAGCAGTCAGTCCGCCACCTGCTTTGACAGATAACTTCTCACCCCTGCCGACAGATAGCTTGACGTTCTCAGACAATTTTCGCCCCCTGCTGTAGTTGCGCTAATGTCAGACCACCCGTGTGCTGGAAATGCGGAAACTCTTTGAATCGCTTCCAATCACCTGCCCATTCCAGTCCTGCTGCTTTGCCCAGTCTTCCAACAGTTTGCCATACAGGGTCTTTGGAATCCCATACTGGCTTGCCATTACGCACTGGTACAACGTCCACAGCACACCTGTGATTATGAAAAGATTGACCAGCTTTGGCATTGGTGACAATCCTCCCTGGCGCAGTCCTACCCTGTGCGTACAGCGCATCTTGGCTAGCGTTATCGCGGTAAGTGCTAGTGACTAGCAAATCTATACCGGCTTCATCCGCAGCCTTCAGAAACGCTTCCACACGGGTTCTCACCTGTGGCAGCAGGTCTTCCAACTTGCGGCTGTTTATCATCCCTTGCTAACCATCCCGACAATACCTGCCAGACCAAGGCCGACGGTAACAATGTGTTCAGCCAAAGCAGGGGCGACAGGAACACCAATGGCTGTCAGAAATAGCAACGCGCCACGCCAGGTGGATGGTTCTTTTGCTCTCTCAAGAATGTAAGTTTTCATGTGATCACCTTATTTGTTGAGCAGTCATAATGACTGAAGGAATAGCCGGACTTGTTGCTGTCGCATCCTCATGTTCTAGGATGATGTTGTTGTTATCAGTAAACCAAATCAACTCAATATACTGACCCGCTGTAACACTTTGGATAAAGTTCCATGCCGCCACCACAAAAGGCGCGTTAGACGGAACTGTTATTTTAGTGTCAGAGTTAGCAATATTGTTTTCATTCAGGCGAAACCAAATGTTGACTGTGTTGCCGGAACCGCCGCCACCCTTGTTATGCAGTTGTGCGGAAAACTGGATGTTGTACGTTCCTGCGTTAGCGAACGTCATCCGTGTTTTCTTGCCATCCAGGTTTAACTCCATAGACACGCCAGCGGCATCTGCTGTGTTTTCGGCAGCAATAGCAAATGGTGTAACGCCATCTGTCTGATCAACAGAACTGTAGAACGATCCGTAGTAACCAGCAAAGTTTGTTGTCTGGTTAATGGTCAGGCCACCGGCTGTTCGTAACATTAGACACCATCCCCCGACACAATCGTAACGACAGAAGTGCCGCTAGCAGTTGCGCCAGTAAAGTAACGGTTAGAGTTCAGGGTAAAGACTTCCACCGAGTTTGGCATTAACGTCAGCACTGATCCGTTGACGGTAGTGTTCGCCATGGTTGCAGCAGCAGCCGCTGTGCTTCCAAAACCAAGGTAGACAACCACGTTGCCCTGGTTATGAATGCGGTACTGAGTTGCGCCAATAATGCTGGAAGTCGAGAGGACAGCCGTAGGTGGTGACACGGCAGCAGTAAATGTCACCGTGTTCCCCATCGGGGTGAAGGCCATGATCCCCATTAGTACACCTTCTTACCGCCACCAGAAGTCGGGCTTTGTTTGCTGTTGTAGCTTTCATCAAAGCAGAACACTGAGCGAAAGCCACCCATAGGCACTTGACCTGGTTGCCACTTCTGATATCGTTCTGTCGTATCAGATGGTTTCTGAGGGCGTACTGCTTTCGCGTACTTTTGGCTGTAGTTCAGTTCTTCAGCGCCTGGAACGCTACTCTTGAGAGTTAGGTCTTTCTTGTCGCGCATCTTTGATCCTTTCCATCTTTATCAAAAGGAAGCTGAACAGCGCAAACACGGCTAACGCTACCAGCCTTTCCCACTGCAATCCCCACATTGTCCAACACGCGAGGGCGAAATTCAGGCACATCGCTAATATCACCAACAATCTCTCGCTGATGACGTTCAAAGCCAGCCTTACCAACTGAATAGCATCCATAAAAGTATCCCCTTAAATAATGGATACTCATATCATACTACTCATCATCATCCGTGGCAAAACCAGCGCCCCAGTCATCGTCAGTAATCCTTGCCTTTAGTTGCTCAAGTTTTAACGCTCTGTCCAGAATCTTGGTTTTGTCGGTTAGGCTTGCCATCGGGTCACTCATGGTTGCTTTTAGTAACTGGCTGATGGCTTCCTCTAACTCTGGATTTATCCCCTTCTGCTTCTTGCTCATCTCTTGCCCTTGCGCTTCTGCATTTGCTTCTGTTGACGCTGTATCTTACGCATAGGCTTAATCATGGTCGGTGGTGGCGTTACCTCACCTACACCGGCTTCTTGTGGTCTACGTTGACGCATCACTTCCTCCCTTTCCTTGCCTTACGAGCAACACTCAAGGCTATCGCCACCGCTTGCTTCTGCGGTCTGCCACGCCTCACCTCACGACTGATATTCTTGCTAATCGTCTTCTGACTGAAACCTTTCTTTAGCGGCATCTTTATCTCCCAGGTTGCATAGATAACGGGTTGCCAGCGCCGGTAATCACATCCATGCCAGACCTCACTACGGGCGTACCCAGTTGTGGCACGGCATAGGTAATCACAATGTTCCGCAATGTCCGGTTCAAGAAGTCTAACTTCTGTGGTTCAGACAGTGTGGAGTTGGCAATAGTGTCGAGTTGATCACCGATCTGCTTGATCTTCCTAGCATCCATTAGGCCAGTTCTAGCCAGGGAATCAGACAGGCTGGTTTGCCAGAAACGCTGTGCGCCGAACACACCCTGCGTTGCTTTATCTGCCATTACTTGCCGGATAGCAGCCTCTAGGGTTTCCTTGCCCTTGGGTGCAGCCGCTAGTGCTGGAGCAACCCGATCCCACAAGGTTCTGTCACCCGACGTAATGATGGACGCAACCCGCGCAGCCGGTTCTTCTGTGCCGAGGATAGCGTTGGCTTCCTTCTGTGCCGCAGCCGTGATCTCACCCGCACGTTTCTCACCCGCAGCCACAGCGCGTTCTGCTTCCTTACCGGCTTGCTCACCACGCTTAGTGACGCGACCACCGACCTTTGCCATACCACCTGCCATGCTCTCAGCACGTTCCAGGTTAGCAACGTAGGTGTTTGCAGCCTGACGCACCTCCGGCAAAGCAGATAGCCAATCCGAGTTCTGCTTGCTACTCAGCCAGTTCTTAGCAGCCTTGGCATCCATGTTGGCAAGGGTCTTAGCCACATAGTCACTTGCTTCCTTGGCGATTAGGTTGCGATCACCTGTTAGCGCAATCGCATCTTGAACCGACTGCTGGCTGTTAAAGAGCGCCGCAGGAAGACCTTTAGCATCAGATTTGAACTGTTCTGGATCAATCCGATCCATTGCTGTGGCTTTAGCACCTGCTTTTGTTTTGAATTTATTAAGTAGCTTGGAAGCGATTTCGTATTCACTTTGCAATACGTCGTGCGATTCACCAGCAAACTTAGATTGAATGTTGCTGATCTTGGCGTAATACTCTTGGGCAATCTTCTGGCCTAGTGCTTCATAGCCTTCAGCGGCCTTACCAAAAGCGGTATCACCTAGCCGCCGACGCACATCATCCAAGGCATCAAACGATGTTGGGAACGTCTTGAACTCTGTTGGTTTGCCAGTTTTGTCATAAGCAATCGCTACCCGTCTTGCTGTTACGGCATCATAAATGTTTTGATAAGCCCTCAGTACACCAGGTTCAGTCACAGGCGCTGTTTGCTGTTGTCTAGCAGTAGCGCCGATCAGCAACTTGTTTCGCAAGTCCTGAACCAACGCTTTGTACTCCGGCGTAGATTCAACCAGAATGCCTTGGCTTTCTTTTTCAGCCACAGCCGCATCACGAATAGCTTTTTGATCCTTATACGCTTTAGAACGCTCTAAAGAACCTGTTTCAAAGCGCGACAAGATGCGGTCACGCAACGTCCTACCAATCTCTGACACTTCTCTGGTGGCATCTCCGACCTGGCGCAACGCACCTTTCGCACGGTCAATAACCGTCTTCTTGCCTTCTTCCAGTTCCGCAGCCGTACCAGCCAAACGCTGTGCTGCGCCACGTTCCTCCCTAGAAACGCGCTCACCCGCAGCAGTCGCAGCCCTAGCTTCAGCCTCTGCCACGCTAGTAGATTTGCTAACAGCGTCACTCAGGGTGTCGTACACCTTTTTCTGAGCATCCGTAGTGAACGGTGAATTACGGAGTTCTTGTATGCGCTTTAAGACTAACTCACGCTGCTTACCGGCAAGGTTAGCAACGCCGACATCTTCCATCACGCTTCTGATGATCTGACCACCAGGCACTTTGCTAGCAACTAGACTAGCAATGGCTCTACCGCCTTTAGTTGCTTGTGAAGCCAACTCTAGCGGCAAGATACCGCCAACAATCCGCGCTGATTCTGCAACAGGGGCTGGCGCACCCAAGGCTTCTGCAAGCTGACCGGACGCTTCTCCGGTAAAGCCACCGACAGCGCCACCAACACCAGTAGCAGCCCTGCGACCAACACCCGTCATGGACGGCACGGCAGCCCTCATTGCCTTACCTGCCATTTGCACAGGCTTGTAAGGAATGCGCTCCATTCCTCTGCCCACAGTTTCAGCAACTTCAGGCGCAGCTAGGCCAGTAATGCCGCCTAGCGCAGTGGAATAACCGATCTCTGATAACGGGTCTTTGCCTGTGTCAGGCGCTTGTGTTGGGGCTTTAGGCGTTTTGGGCGCGTCATCCCACTGGACTTTTTCCCCGCCCGTATCCCATTCGATCTTTTCTTCAGCCATTACTTGTACTCCCGTGTGCCGTCGGAATACTCTATAACAGTCTTGCCCTCATTAACGCCGCTGGTTACTTTGCCGGAACGAACAACAGTTTTTCCGGATTCTCTGCCGCCTGTGTCTGAACCGCCACCAAGACTAGGGAACTGATCTTCTAGTTTTTCTTTTTCCCTGCTCATTTCAATAACACCCTGATTCATCGCATTTCTGACAGCCTCATACACACGCAGGTCAGACCTGTATAGCGGAGCAAGAATCTTGTCTTCCATCCGAGTAAGCGCCTTACCACCAGTTTCAAACTCTTTACTACGGAAGAACGCAAAGGTTCTGATTAGCTTCAGCGCCTCTGGATCATTCTTAAATGCAGCCTCCGCAGCGCGAGTGTCTAGCGCCAGCAAAGTGGTCATCTTGTTCCACTTGCCTTCCTGGTTCAAGCGGTCAAGGATTTGAATGCCGTCTTCCAACTCAGGAATCAAGTTCTGACGCAGCCGGTGAGCAGCACGTTCTTCTTTTGTTAGTTTTCCTTCACCCCTGCCGCCACCTTTCATAGCAGCAATGTCACGGCGAGTCTGATCTTGCATTCCAGCTAATTGCAACTTAAATGCACGTTCTTCTGCCTTGTTACGCGCTGTTTCTTCTTGTCTTTCTTTTAACTCGAATATCTTCTGCGCGTTCTGTACGTTCTGTTTTGCCAACTCTAGCGACTTAGGAAGACCATATTTCCTGGTGTATTCCTTCATAAAGTTCGCGCCCTGCTCGGCAAACAGCGCATCTGCTTCTAACTCAGCCTTCTGCCGATCATACGCAGCCAACTTCGTAATACGCTCTAGGTCACGACCCAAGGTATCGGCGCGAATTTTGAGTTGCTTGAGATTTGTGTCAAACAGGTCTTTCTCTCTGACGTACAAGTCCATCCGACCTTGCTGGTAGCCGGTAGCCATGCCATTCATAGCCGACATCGCAGCCATCGCATTGCCTTTGCCGCCAGACCCAATCGCAAACCCCAC